ACTCACATGCGGGCATGCACTCACATGCGGGCATGCACTTTCGGGCCGGCGGGCATGCGGGCCGGCGGGCTGGCGGTGCCAGGCGATGCATGAAAAAAAAGGCAGGTAGGGTTCTGCCCTACCCGGAGGAACGCTGGGCGCAGCTTTAGGAGGTGATTAAGTTGTAAAGTTTGTAGGGTGTGGGGGTACCCTTGTTAGGGTACCCCCACCTTACCTACTCCTGAGAGGACTCAAGGTGCTCCAGGTAGTCCAGAAGTTCCTTCTTAGTCAGACCCTTCAGTCTGCTCATCCTTCTGTCCCTCCTGGCAGCCTCCCACCTATCAGCTTCAGCCACAGGGATCAACCAGTGACCAGTGTTAGGGTCCCTAACAGCTTCCAGGGTGGCAGGAGTGTTCCTCCCCTCCCTTCTTGCTGCCATGGCCTGGTACACCTCTTGAGGTGCAACCCCAACACGACGTGCCAGAGCAATAGGTGTGATGTGGGTGGGCTTGGTGCTCATTTTTTTCACCCCCTTTCAGAAAGTAGAAGGTGTGGTTCCTTTCATAACTATATTATACCCCTCATCTCAGATGATGATCACGACCCGTAGGTCCTACTCAAAATAGAATCGTATTTCGAGTGGTGAAATTATATACTGAGGTAGGTACCTCAAGTTTGCTGCCTTGATATTATAGAGGCTGTACCCCATCTCACTCACCCTACTGACTCCAGCAAGGAGCCCCAACATGAGTGACGCAAGCCGACAGGTTGCTGGCGAGTGGGACCTGGAAAAGGCTCTCGCTGCTCTGGAAGTCCAGACTGTTGTATCAGGTTCTGACAACCCCATCAAGATGGCGCAAGATATCTTCCGAGACAACGCGCCTCTGGCGGCAATGGCGATCGTCAACATTGCCACCTCTTCTCCTCATGAGGCAACTCGTCTTAAGGCGGCGACGTACATTGTGGAACGCAACCTGGGTAGCGTTGCGCACGTCAACCCCGACGCCGAAGACGATCCTCTTACGATGTTTGTCAACTCAATCGTCACGGAGGCAGAAGATGCAGCGATCCAAGCGGCTCACCAGGCTTTGGACGGCTCTACGGAAGACGCTTCGTAGCATCCGCAAAGAAGCCCTGTGGTGGCTAACCTGGTCCCCGCATGAACCCGTCATTGTCTTTGGCAAGGACGACAAGGACACTGAATCCTAATACGTTAGGCAATTATGGCTACTGTTGACAAGTTCGCCCTCTTTAACGAGATCGGCTATAAACCACATCCTCGTCAGGTGGAGTATCACCGGTCGAAGCATCGATTCCGTATCGCTTGCTGTGGGCGACGATTCGGCAAGAGTACCATGGCCGGACGCGACCTTGAGGCGAAGCTGTTCATTCCGAAGCGGAAGTACTGGATCGTTGGACCTACCTACGACCTCGGCGAGAAAGAGTTCCGCGTGATTTGGGACGACCTAATCATCGGTCGAGGTTTGGGTAGGAATAAGAAGGTCAAGAGAGCTTACAACAAAAAGCAGGGGACTATGTTTCTTGAGTTCCCCTGGCAGACCCGCGTAGAAGTTAGGTCGGCTGAGCACCCGGAAAATCTGGTCGGTGAGTCACTCGACTGGGTCATTATGTCCGAGGCAGCGAAGCACAAGCATGAGACGTTCGAGAAGTACATCCGTCCAGCGCTTGCTGACCGGAGAGGAGGTGCGGACTTCCCCACTACGCCCGAAGGGTTCAACTGGCTCTACGACCTGTGGAGGCTGGGGCAGAATCCTGACTTTACGGACTACGTGTCATGGAGGTTCCCTAGTTGGGAGAACCCGTACGTCTATCCTGGAGGTCGTCAGGACCCCGAGATCCTGCTCTTGGAGGAAACGACTACTCCTGAGTGGTTCCTTCAAGAGATCGGTGCTGACTTTGCAAGCTTCGTCGGCAAGATTTACAGCGAGTTCGACGAGAGTGTGCACGTCAAGAAGATCACGTACAACCCGGCCTGGAAGAACTACACTTTCTTCGACTGGGGCTTCGTCAACCCTATGGCTGCTTTGGACGTGATGATTGATCCGCAAGACAATATCTATATCTGGCGGGAGTACTACAAGCCCTACATGAGGCTTGAAGAGGCGTTGGCTGAGATGAAGCAGCGGGAGTGTCCGCCAGGCTACCATATGGACTGCGCCTTTGGCGACGCCGCCGATCCCGAGGCCGTGGCGACTGTAAACCAGTTCTACGGCCCTTGCTTTGCCTTACCTGAGGCAAAGCTCAACTGGCGTGCGGGAGTTGATCTCGTGAAGCGTTTCCTGAAGCTTCGGGAGGTCGGAGAGCTTGACGAGTATGGTACTCCTAAGATGATGCCCAAGTTGTTCGTCGACCATTCGTGCGTCAACTTCATTCGCGAGATTAACAACTACCGAACTGTCAAGAACCTGAGTAGTGCCACACGAGAGAGCGGTGCTACCTCTGCAGCTCAGAAGCAGGACGACCACACTTTGGACGCTCTGCGTTACGGATTGGTTCACCTATACGAGTTGGGATGCAACTCGCATCTTACAGACGTGTATAATGGTCCGATGTCTTTGGATACTCCGGAAGCAGGCGATCGGGGTATCTTTACTATGTCGCAGAGCTTCTAACGAAAGGCAACGGAGCTATGGCCCTGTGGAATCGTAACAAGGAGCCCGTTACACGTGAACGCGTTATTAGCGACGTGCGGCAACTCTTGGACAACTACGACCTGGTAGAAGTCGCGCGAGACTACCTAGTTGTTGCGGACAAGCCACGAAAGTTGGCTGCAAACGGCCAAGTTAGCACAGAACTTGGTCGTACTGCAACTCGATACCGCTACATGGGTACTACTGAATACAACCCAAAGTGGATGGGTTTGCAGGGTCTGCGTGTTGCCGATGAGATGAGGCGCAGCGATGGTCAAATCAGAGCGATTCTTCGGCTCGTCAAGACTCCCGTACTGGCAGGAAGTTGGTATATTGAGCCTGCTTCTGATAGTCCGCAGGATCAGGAGATTGCGAAGTTCGTTTGGGACAACCTTACGAAGTGGATGTCGACGTCTTGGCCTCAACTTCTCACCGAAGCATTGGCGCATCTAGACTTCGGATGGTACTGCTTCGAGAAGGTTTACGACTTTCGTACCGTAAACGGTCAAAATCGAGTAATTTGGAAGAAGTTTGCGCCTCGTCATCCGATGGATGCTGGTGATTGGGTGTTCGATGACGAAGGTGGACCCAATGGGATCTACTTTCCTGCAGCCGGAGACGGAGGCGAAGAGGTTTACATCCCAATCGACAAGCTCCTTCTGTTTATCAACGACAAGGAAGGCGGTAACTGGGAAGGTGTGTCTATCCTTCGACCTGCCTACAAGCATTGGTTCTACAAGGACAACTTGTACAAGATCGATGCTATTCAGAAGGAGCGCCACGGTGTTGGCGTGCCTTTGATCAAGCTTCCTCCGAACTATAGCTCGGATGACAAGAAGGTCGCCAATGAGCTTGGTTCGAATCTTCGTACGAACGAGAAGGCTCACGTGGTTCTTCCTCCTGGATGGGACATCATGATGCTTCGACTCGAAGGCTCCCCCGTGGACGTCATGAAGTCGATCGAACACCACGACACTTTGATTGCTCGTACAATCTTGGCTCCGCTGTTGAGTAGTGATTCTGAAGACACCTTCCTTAAGGCTACTCGGTACATCGCCTATCAAGTTCGAGACGTCTTCAACCGCTACGCTATCCCACAACTGGTTGACTTCAATTGGGATGTAGACGAGTACCCTGAGCTTCGAGTGAGACGAATTGGTGAGACGGTTGACTGGCGTACCATTTCCTTCGCAATCCGAAACCTGGTAGGCGCGAACGTTATCATTCCTGACGAGCGGATGGAAAGCTACTTTCGTGAGGAACTGGATCTCCCTCGTAAGGATAAAGGCACCGAGCGTCTTGAGCTTCCGACGCCGCAGGGGGCTCGTGTAGGTTTGCCGAGGCAGTCGAGAGCAACGAACATGAGAATCGACTCAGGTAGCACTGGCCGAGTTGGTCAGGACCGAAGTGGAGGTTGACGATGGCTATCGTTAAGCCTATCCGATACGTCAAAGGTTCGTCGCGTCCTAACGTAACTTTGACTCTACGTGACTCTACTGGTAATGTCCTAGACCTCAGTCTTCCTTCCAGTCTTTCGTTTAAACTTGGCATTCCAGGTCAGCCGGCATTGCTGACTTCAGGGATCGGCTTAATTGGTGCTGCAACTGCGCCAAATGTTACGATTAGTGTTGATAGTAATACCGTTTTCAACACTTTGGAACCCGGACAGTATACGTTCGTATTGATTCACACCGTTAACGGCAAGAAACAGATGTGGAAGTTTCCCTTCATTCTGGAACAGCCGGTATCGTGAATTTATATACTAGCAGGGTGTGCCTACCGACTGGCCGTCTATATTCTTAGGAGGTGATGATGCACAAGACCGGGTACTGGATTGATCTCACAGGCGTACAGTTTGCTGACGGCGAAGCTGTTACTTGGCTCCAGGCCCTTCCTCTCGGCAAGTATAAGCACCCGCTGTACGGCGTGATCAACATCACGCCTGAACGGGTGCGTCGTTTTGCTCAAAACGTAAAAGACGGTGTTCGAGGAACCGATCTCGACATCGACTACGACCACAAACAGCACAGCGGCAAGGCCGCGGGATGGGTGCGCGATGCAGAAGCTCGCGCAGACGGCCTGTGGCTTGCAGTTGAGTGGACCGAGCCTGCAAGGGAGGCTATCAAGAACGGCGAGTACCGCTACTTCAGTCCTGAGTTCGTCGACGTGTGGACACACCCGAAGACGTCCCAGGTATACAAGGACGTCCTATTCGGAGGAGCGATTACCAATCGTCCCTTCCTTAAGGATATCCTACCCATCAACATGTCCGATCTCACTGGAGGTGAGCAAGTGGACGAGTTCCTGAAGGAGCTCCGTGACAAGCTCGGCCTGCCGGAGGAAGCGACTCAGGAGCAAATCCTGGAGGCCGCTTCCAAGGTGAATGTCGAGTCTCCCCCCAAGCCTAACGTCGGGGACAATCAGGAAGAGCCGGTTCTCGCTTCTGAGGACCTCATCAAGTTGGCAGAGACCAACCCGTCGGTGAAGGCCCTTCTTGACACCGTGAAGACTCAGGGCGAAGCGATTAGTGCTCTTCAGGCAGCGAATCGTCTGTCGGAGGCTTCGCTTCAGCTGTCTGAGTGGCAGCGGGGTTCGGGTAAGGCGAAGTGGGCGATCCCGCCTGTGGTAGCCGAGACGGCTACTAAGTGTCTGACTGAGATGACTGGTGAGGTGCGTAAGCAGTTCACTGAGTTCGTCAACAAGCTCCTCGAGGTTGGCCTCGTGTCGCTCAAGGAGCAGGGTAAGGCTGAGGGTGAGCCGACTGTTACTGCAGCGGAGGCCTTTGAGGGTAAGGTCAGGAAGCTGATGGAGTCCTCGGAGGGTCTGTCATACGCTGACGCCGTTGTAGCCGTTGCTGCTGCAGAGCCGGCTCTTTACGACGAGTATCGAATTGAGTACCTGGGTCAGGAGGTGAACTGACATGCCCCACTCCGTTCTCGACGAGTCCTTCGTTATCGATGCGGCGGCGAATCGATTCACGTGCCAGAAGCTTGCTTCGACACGTGGTCACGTCACCATCGCAGGTTCGGGCGAGAAGGTCTGCGGTGTGCTGCAGGAGACTGTGTCTGCGGCCGACGCTGCTGCCGGTCGAGTCGCTGCTGTTCGTACGCAGGGTGTCGCTCGTTGTATTGCTTCAGAGGCAATCGCGATCGGCGCCGACGTGCGTTGCGCTGCGAACGGCAAGGTGCAGACCATGGCGCCTTCGACGAACAACCAGAATCGAGTCGGTGTCGCTCGTACAGCCGCCAGTGCTGACGGTGACTGGATCGATGTCGCACTGACGCTCGACCAGATCGACACCTGATCAGGAGGAGAGATAGATGCCTGCTTACGACCCTCGAGGTGGGGGCAACGTTCACATCGATCAGGTGCTGAGCCAGATCAGTGTGGCGTACCCCAACAATGCCTTCGTCGGGGGCGTGCTGTTCCCGCAAGTCATGGTGCGCAAGCAGTCGGATCTGTACTACGTCTTCGGTCGCGAAGCGTGGTCGGTGGATCCTGGTGGAGACCAGCGAGCCCCCGGTGCGCCTGCGTCGGAGATCCCCGGTATGGAAGTGTCGACTGAGTCGTACTTTGCTACTGAGCACGCCCTCAAGATCGCGGTCACTCCAGAAGAGCGCGAGAACGCCGACAGTCCGCTGTCTCCTGACCGAGATGCCACGGAGCTCGTGACGTCGAAGTTGCTTCTGGCACGCGAGATCACGATGAAGAACCTGGCGACTACTGCCAGCAACTACGCAACTGGCTACAGCACTACGCTGTCCGGTTCGTCACAATGGAACAACTACACCAGCTCCGATCCGATTACCGACTTCCGAACTGGTAGGCGTAAGATCCACTCGGGTTTGTTCCTCGAGCCGAATCTTGCGGTTATCCCTTACCAGGTGATGTCGCAGTTGGAGGACCACCCGGACTTCATCGAGCGAATCAAGTACTCCCAGCGGGGGGTGCTGACTACCGAGATTATCGCGTCGATTCTGGGTATCCAGAACGTCGTGGTGCCGGGTGTCGGTTACAACACTGCTAATCCTGGCCAGGCGGTCAGTCTCTCGTACCTCTGGGGTAAGGACGTCGTCCTTGCCTACGTGCCTTCGCGTCCAGGTCTTCGGATCCCTGCGTACGGGTACGAGTTCGTCTGGGGTTACGGGCAGCTGCCGCAGGTCGTGGACCGCTGGTGGGACAACGACCGTAAGGCTGACCTCATTCGAGTGCAACGGCGGTACGACGTCAAGCACGTGGCACTCGATGCCTCTGACAAGGTTATCGCTGGCTACGTCATCAAGTCTGCGGTGGCATAAGAGGAGGGAGGACAAGATATGGCTGCTGGCGAACAGCTGCTGACAAACGTGCGTCACGACGGAGAGTTCTTCGAAGCGGGAATTGCGGTTCCTGCTGAGTGGGACGAAGCCCTTGTGGACACCCTGCGCGAGTCAGGCGCAATCGGCTTCCCGCAGCTGTCTCCGACGGAGATGGCTGCCCGGATGGCTGAGCTTGACGCAAAGCTGCAGGAGAAGACCGGCCTTACTCTTTCTGAGGTGCTGGCTGATCCTTCTGCAGATGAGGAGCTTTCGGACGACGAGGAATAGCAAATGGCTCTCGTAGTCACGCCTGCAGAAGTTCAGGCCTGGCTCGAGGAGACGAAGCTCCCCTTAGTGGAGATTGACCAGGGCTTGCACGAGGCGGCGCGAGTCCTGGTCTTCTCCCACTTGGCGGAAGTCTACGACACCTCTGGTTGGACTACTTCGACCAATACGCCAAGTCTTGTACGTCAAGTTGTAGCAATCTACATTGCTGCCTGGGTGTACAATAGGGCCTACTCGTCTGTCTCGATTGAGGGTCCTACCTATGGCGACAAGCTGATCGCCATGGCCGAATCGATTCTGGTGTCGATCGTCAACGGTAATGCGGATCTGACAGACGCTGATTCCTCTATTGCCCGGTCCACCAGTCCAGAATTCGTTCCGAATGACTCTACGGGATCTAGTCAGCAGTATGATGCTGCTGGCAATGCTATCGGTCCTGATGAGTTTTCGGAGGACATCAAGTTCACCATGGGGATGCGGTTCTGATGGCTACGCCTATCGGCATCGGAGGTATTTCACCTCGAGGTATTGGCGTCGGGAATGTTCCCGGTGTCCAACTCAGACTCGACTGGTCGCCGTCTCCAGTCATCCTCGCTTCCCAGTTTACTGTTCTTGGAGCAAGCTTTAGGTCCTTTAGGGAGCCTCTAAAGCGTTCCGTCAAGGAAGTCATGATTCCTTCCATTCAGAAGAACTTCGCCTCTGAGGGTCGTCCTTCTTGGGAACCTCTGTCTGACTTCACAATCGATACGCGTACCCGCGCAGGCTTTGGAGCAGGGCCGATTCTGAAGCGCAAAGGTATGCTCGCACGAGTTGCTGCCCAACTCAATATTTGGACGATTACAAGTCAGCAGGCTCACGTTGACTGGTCTAATCAGGCCCGAGCGCGTTACGGACCGATTCACCAGAATGGTGCGCGTTTCACTACTAGGATTCGGGGCATCAATCCTGCCGGTTTGGCTGCTCTGTCCAAGATCAAGATGTTTGCTGGTACGAAATCTGTTACAAAAGGTTCGGGCACGATTCCCGCCCGCCCCTTCCTTTTGATCCAAGACGAGGATGTCCCGAAGATCGAACATGTTTTCCTTAACTGGGTTGAAGAGCGTCTAAATCGTACTGGATTCAGTTTGGCTACCAATGCTGCCGGTGCCCTGATTAAGACGGCACTCTGATGACTCTATCCCACGATATGGTTGCCATCGCCGAAGCGATGGTCGAAAATATCGAAGACTGGGCTACAGAACTAGGTATCGAGGCAGTGTTCTATGGGGATCAGAGTCTGATCCCTCAGGTTCCTGCGGTCTGTGTAGACCCTGGTCCGATGACAAGAGAGTACACTCAAGTAGGTTTCAAGACGACCAATAGGATCACGTTGTACATTATGGTGTATCACGGTCCTGTTCAAACTACGATGTTAAATCGTAAGGAATGCGATCAGCTTGCAGTGGATCTGATGAATAAGATCCATACCGATAGTACTCTTGGCGGTTTAGTCATCAACGGTTTGTGCGTTTCGATGGAGCCTGGGGCTTCTGCGATGGAGAATCAGGAGTTTATGAGGGCTCATCGAATCACTTGGCAAGCTATCTCAAAGACGGGAGTAGTCTAATGGCACGAACCATTACGGTCGACTTCCCCTATCTAGGAGAGATGGGGACCATCGAGATCCTTGGCCTGGGAGTCTTCACGAACGGAGAGCACGAAGTCACGGACGAACAGGAAGGGACGTTTGAGGCGTTGGGGCAGAAGTGGCCTGATGACAACTTCTTCGGATACGTCGAGACCCCTTCTGTGGTAGAGAACGAAGAGCCTGCGTTTGACCTAAGAGTGGTCGAGCGTGATCCTGAACTCTTCGATGACGACGATATCGTCGATGACGACACCGATGGAGGTGACGAATAATGGCTCTTGGCATCGGCGCTGGTGGGTCTCTTGGGTTCGCGTTCGAAGCGACTCGCGGGACCTATACTGCGCCTACGAAGTTCATGCCCATTTACGACGAGAACCTGCAGTACAAGCAGGGAGGCAAGCAGCGTCGACCGATTCGACAGGTTGCTGACGTCATTGGTGTGGCTGCTGGACCCAGTTGGGTTGAAGGCGAAATCACCATGGAGGTCCTGCCAGATTGCTTGCCATTTTGGCTGTATGTGAGTCGCAACAGCGTAACGAAAACCGGTTCGGGTCCTTATACGTACACCTGTACCCCTAGTCATGTTGGTTCGGGAACTATCAACACCGGCAAGGGTTCGGCTTCACTCACTATCGTCCGCAACGACATTGTGTTCGGTTACGTCGGCTGCGTCGTAACTGGGATGGAATTCACCATCGACGAACAGGTTCTGATGGTGAAGATCAGCATCCTGGGCTTTAATGAAGCGGTGCAGACGTCTCCGACGCCAACGTGGCCTACTACTGTTCCGTTCCAAGCGGGCCAGTACGATTTGTCGGTTGGGGGTTCTACGGTTACTGATACTGACTCGTTTACCTTCTCGGTTGACGATTCTGGTGAGCCTCAGCACCGTATTCGTAACTCACGCATTCCGACGGCTATCAAGTGGGGTGAGCGTTCGCTTTCCTGCAAGCTGGAGCGCGACTTCGAAAATCGTACTGAGTACGACGCTTTCAAGTCGTATACCTCAAACGCAATCGCGCTCGATTGCGTTCAGGATGCCAACAATCGGGTGACTATTACGCTCCCAGCGAACATCAAGGAGAACTGGGATCTTGGTTTGAGTGGTCAGGGCGACATCGTTCGTTCGTCGATCGATTACGTTCCGATTTACAACCCAGGTACTTCGAAGGCCTACGAGATCGTCGTGATCACCGGTCAGAACATCACGTAGTACAAACTCTTAGGGAGGGATTGTAATGCCTAAGGCAACCATTAGTGCGAACGACACCGAGCGTTTCGATCTCAAGTCGTGTCCTGGAGGATACGTCGTACTGAAGCCAATGCCGTACGACCAGTATCTCCATCGTCGCGACATTGCGATGAGATTTCAGATGGAGGGGTCGGCTAGCGACAAGCGAGGCGACGACAAGGTCAAGATGGACATGGCACAGGCTCAGAAGGCTGTAGCTGAGTTCGAATTTGGCCTTTGTATTGTCGACCACAACCTCGAGGACGACGATGGACAGAAGCTTCAGTTTCCACGTGACTTGAAGCGTCTTCATCCGAAGGTTGGCGAGGAGATCGCCAATCTGATCGACAAGATGAATACATTTGAGGAGGAACTGGGAAACTGAAGCCTAGGATTCATCGGCTAGTCGTCTTTGAGACGACGCCCCGCGTGATGAATCCTTACGATCCTGAGGCCGTACGCATCGTTGAGATGGCAGCTCTTTGCGAAGCGTACCACGTTTTGCCTTACGCGGGAGGTCTGTACCAACAGCCGGCTTACATTGTAGAGTGCCTAAAGTTGGTACAGGAAGCCAAGGCAGTCAGAGCCAAGATGGACAAGTTGCGAGCGGACTCAGAAGCACAGAAGGTAGCGAATGCCTCTCGGGGTTAGAGACATCCTATTGGTCATGAGGGCCAAGGACGAAGCGTCTCGTACTATCATTAGCGTTGGGCGTTCCATGACGACTCTGTCTGGACAGACTAATCAGGTAGCTCAACGTGCCCTAGTAGCAGGCTCTGCTATTGCTGGGGTCGGCACCGCCATTGCCGCAATTGGCTCTGCCGGTGTCGCCTTTATGTATGCTGCTGCGAATGCCGCTGCCGACTATAGGCAGCAAGCGGCCCTAACTAAAACGCAGGTTGACGGATTCAAGGTATCCGTCGAAGAGTTGGAGGATATCGGTCTTCGTATTGCGAAGACCATTCCAGCTCCTCTGAGAGAGCTACAGCCTGCTCTCTACGACATCTTCTCTTCGCTGGAGGTGAATGTTCAGCAGGCTGATAAGATGCTGAAGGCGTTTGCACGGGGCGCTGTCGCTGGTCAGACCGATGTACAGACTGCCGGACGCTCTACGATTGCTATCATGAACGCCTTCAAGATTCCTGCAGAGGACGTCAACAAGGTAATGGACCTGCAGTTTCAGCTGGTTCGTAAGGGCGTCGGTACCTACGAAGAGTTCGCCTCTACTATTGGTACGGCTATTCCTGCTACAGTAAATGCCGGTCAAAGTATCGAAACTTTGGCCGGCATGTTGTCGTTCCTGACCCGCAACGGTTTGAACGCTGCTAAGGCGTCGACTTCGGCCGCTCGCGCTCTGGATGCTATGGCCAATCCTAAGGTCCAAGAACGTCTGGAGGCAATGGGTATTGCTACACGTGATTTGAATGGTCAGTTCCGACCTCTGAGTGACGTTCTAGGCGACTTGAATGCTAAGTGGTCTAATTTGACTAAGCCTGAGAAGGCTGCGGCACTTCAGGAACTTCTTAAGGGTGCTGGCGGTACCATTCAAGCTCGACGCTTCTTCAACTTGGCTCTAGACAACTTCGACCAGTTGAAGGCTCGTATTGATGAAATGTCGAGCGAGAACGTTATTGGGGCTATGAAGAAGGCCTACAATATTATGTTCCGTCAGCCTCAGAGCCAGACGCAACTGTTTAAGAACAACCTGGAAGCACTCAAGATTGAAATCGGCCGAGGTTTGCTGCCTATTAAGGAAAAGCTCATTGCGGTAGGCCTTAAGGTTCTGAAGATGTTCAATAGTCTTTCGCCTGGTGTGAGGAAGACTATTGTCGTAATTGGTGCGTTGCTATCGATTCTGCTACTGGTAAGCGGCGTCATCTTGACGATTGTCGGGTCGATTATGGCCTTCAGCGCCCTAATGACTATCTTGGGCGTATCGTTGGGTGCTGTCGCCGGAATCACTGCTGGCATCTTGACAGTTTTCGCTTTGCTGGCTGCTGCAGGATACCTGATTTATAAGAACTGGGACACCATCGGTCCCTTCTTCGAGAACCTGTGGAATCGGATTAAGGATGCCTTTGCTTCCGTCGTCGGGTTTATTAAGGACCACGTTGACGAGATCAAGCAGACTTGGGAGAATCTGAAGAGTGATGCTCAAGACGTCTGGGAAGGTATTCGAAATTCCGTAGTTGACGCTTTTCACCGAGTTCGTGCAGGAATCGAGCGTGTATGGAGTTCTGTTTCAACTCTTTTCAAGACTGTCTGGGAGGACGTGAGTTCTTGGTGGGAGAAGAATAAGCGGCACTTTATCGATTCCGTTCAAGGACTCTGGAAGAAACTGTCCGAAAACGTTTCTCAAATTTGGGAGCCGTTGAAGGAAGCTACCGTACACGTTGTAAACCTTCTCTTGGAATGGTTCAGTACGGGTTGGAACATTCTGCTTACCATCGTCTCCGCTGTCGTTGATGCTATCACGTGGGTCTGGAAGAACTTTGGAGACGAGATCCTCCAGTATGCCATGATCATCTGGGACTACATCGTTGGTGTAGTCAGAGGTGCTATGGATATCGTCTTCGGCATCATCAAGTTGGTCTTGGCTATCATCAACGGTGACTGGGGAGCTGCTTGGGACGCCATTAAGCAAATCTTTGAAGGCGCCTGGAACCTGATGATTAATACGCTGAATACGGCAAAGGACCTGATCGTTCTTGCTGTCGAGACCCTGCTGGAGTTGATCTGGACAGCGATTCAGAAGCTTCCTGGATGGCTTTGGGATATCGCTACTAGTGCCATTCGACTTATGGTCGAAGGTTTCTTGTCGCTTTCAGGTTGGGTCACTGAGCAGGCTTGGAACATCGTGCTGTGGGTGGTCAATCAGGTCAAGGCGCTACCTGATCACCTTTGGGCTTGGGGTATGAACGGTATTCAACGTCTTTGGGACGGTATCGTTTCCCTCAAGGATTGGATTATTGAGAAGGCCAAGAATATCGTCGAGTGGGTCATCAATCAGGTTAAGGATTTGCCTGATAAGATGGCTGATATCGGTAAGAATGCTGGTAAGTCGTTGATGTCAGGTATTTTCAAGACGATGTCACCGATTCCTGGCCTTCCTGGTATTCCTGGTCTTCCCAGAATTGACGTTCCCTTCTTGGCTAGCGGTGATATCATTCGAGCTAAGGAAACTGTAGCAGTACTTCACGGACCCGAAGCCGTAATTCCCCTCAATAACGCTAATCGAGCAATGGAGTTGATGCGTCAATCCGGACTCCTTAAGCTGGCTGCTGCGAATCTAGGCGGTGGCGGAAGTACTCAGATTGTTAACAACATTCAGATTAACAATCAGGTTACCGCGCATACGAACGCTGACCCCTATGCCATTAGTCGGGAGCTTGCGTTCATGCAGAAGACGAATCCGTTCCCGATGCCTACTTCTACTTCGGGGTAATCATGGCTGCAGGCGATCTTATTACCCAGGATTGGCAATTCGAATTCAACGGTTTGTTGTTGGGTCCGTCAACTGTGTATGATCTTGATAAGGTCGAAGGTCTTGATCTTATTGCAGTTCGTGAGGGCGATGTTGCTCGTCCTTATGATCACGGTCGTTTCGATCTTGCTCCTGACGTACTTCCAGGCCGTATCGTCGAAATTACTGGCGAAGTGATTTCGAGTACGTGGACAGATGTTACGGCGTTGTCACAAGCGCTCAAGGATCGTGAAGGTACACTCCCTTTGGTGTTCCGAACTCCTGACGGTACCCTAAAGAGGATCAACTGTCGTTGTCGGCGGCGTAAGGTACCTATTACCGCTAGCGGCACCGCACTAAGTACTTGGGAATTCGGAATCATGTTCTGGGCACCTGATCCTCGAATCTACGCCAATAATGCTAGTCAGCAAACAGTCTCGCCGGCATCGACTACAGAAGCTGCCGATTTCGAAGATTGGGGTTTTGATCTAGCCTTCGGCGTAGCTGTTGCAGGATCCGTAATTTGTAATAATGCCGGCAACATAGAAACTAGACCTACAGTTACGTTCTATGGGCCTATGACGAATCCGGTTCTTTCGAATACAACCACAGGGATCGTTTGGTCGTCTAACATTAACCTGTCGGGAGGCGAAACTCTGGTTGTCGACTTCGACGCAAAGACGTTGCTCCTGAATGGAGTAACTGATAGGTACTCCTACTTCACCGGCCAATGGTGGACTCTCGTACCTGGTGACAATGTTATCGAGCTGGCTGTTTCGGCTGGTTCTGGAACGGCGCAGATCAGTTGGCGATCTGCTTGGGATTCGGTGGTATAAAAATGGCTGAGAAGAATCCGGCTTACGTAATTGCTGCCAGAACGGATCACAAGGCGGATATGTTTCGTCTCTTGCTTGCCGGTTTGGGAGGCAGAAACGAAGGCGTCTTTGGTCCCAACGATCTTGTTGTTTCCCAGCATACTGGTTCGAACATGAACAGCTCTGTTAGTGCCGGCGGAGCGTTCATGTACGGCGACGAAAACATCGCTCAGGGTATGTATATGGGTTACAACGATGCAGCAGTTACTCTAACTCATGGCTCCGCTCCTGGTACTCCAGGTCATACGCGTTACGACTTGGTCGTAGCGCGTGCGCGGGATGCTGCCTACTCCGGGACTACTAACGCTTGGGCGTTGGAGATTATTGCAGGCACCGCTGCTGCAACCCCCGTGGATCCGTCAGTACCCAACAATGCGATCGTTCTTGCGCGTGTCTCTGTAGCTTACGGCCAAACAACAGTAACGAACGCAAACATCACTGACCTGCGACCTCGCTTTGCTGCTAGCGGCGGCATTGCAATTGCTAATAGCGCAAGACGTCCCGGCGCTACCTACGGTAACCGTTCTAACAACGGCCTCGCAGCGCCTGCTAATCCTTATACTCTGTCTGCAGGCATGTGGATCTACGAGAGTGATACCGGCCGAGTGCTTGTTTACAACGGCTCCGCTTGGGTCACCATCACCCCTGTAGCCGCACAAGTAGCGACTGGTCAGACTCGTAGCTCGGCGGCTTATGGAGACCTTACTACGGTTGGCCCAAGCGTGACATTGCAAACCGGCACCTCCGCACTGGTAAAGCTCACCTGTCGGGCCGAGTCTGGATCGTCACCAGGCGTCGCGGCGATGGGTGTCGCAGTATCGGGTGCGTCGTCTGTTGGTGCCGCCGACTCAGCGTCGCTTTATTTCGACCTCACAGGAGGCGCCGGTTGGGCTCGTCGAGCGTCTGCCGAAGTACTGTTCACCGGACTCAATGCCGGATCAAACACCTTTACCGCGAAGTATAGGTCTAATGGAACGATTACTACTACGTTTGCTGACCGTGTTATCTCCGTCGTCGGTTTGCTCTGATCGTCTCGTAAGGCCTCTAGAAAGGGAGGGTAGTAATGGACTTTACAAACGCAGCGTACCTTACTGGAGCCGTCTTCGGTATCGTCACTCTGGTTAAGGTTCTATTCAGAGTAAATGACCAGCGCATCGTAGTCGGCATTACTCTGATTGCCGCTTTGGCTTCTGTGTTTCTGATGGGAGCTACTGTTTGGGCTGATGAGCAAGTGATTGGCGGCCAACCTCTCAGTCAGCTAGACTTCTGGTCCAAGGTTGTTGCAGGGTTGTTCCTCGCAGGAGCCGAAACCGGAGTGTTCTTGGGTCTCGACGCCGTCAAGAACATCGGTAACAACCAGCCAAAGCCAATCGACCCCCGATTCCTTCCTCCGGCGGGTACGATCGACCCCGCGGCACTGACTAAGCAAGCTGAGGACGTCTGATGCCTAACGGATGGATTGACGGCTGCGAATGGCGAGTTGGTGCGAACGCTGGCTACCGAGCAGGTCGTATCGATTCCCAGGGAGGCGTTGGACATGAAACCGTGGGACGTGAGTCCACGTCAATTGGTGATCGAGGCTACTTCCACTTTCTGATTCATGATGAGGTTGGAAGGCCTCCTTCACAGTTCGCTCCTATCTTTGCTGTATGCTACCACGCATGCGAGTGGAATCGTACGACGGTAGGGATCGAACTGGAACGCTTTCCAGGCGAGCCTGCAACGCCCGAACAACTCTTCTGGATGCGCTATCTTGTTCACGCTATTGCGGCAGAAAGCAGAGGTGCCATCCGAGCAGAGTGGAAGGGTGATATTACTGTAGCGTCACCTTGGGACATGGGTGGCCAATGGGCCAACCATGGAGCATTGCGAATTCGTCAATGCGATCCCCATACTGACGGATGGACTCCGGAAGAGTGGACCTACGTAACGAATCCCTCTTCCGAACAGAAGAAGGAGGAAGACAACGATATGTGGATTGCAGTTGCAGTTTGGCTTGATGGCGTTCACGCATTTAGATGCGCCGGAGACGTTATCCTGTGGGAGTACGACCGTAGCGTTCTTGGAGCCTACGGCATTCCACAGGGAGCTTTGGATGACGCTAACAAGAACGGCTACAAGATTGATAACCTCACCGCCAAGCCTGCTTGGGATGGTCAGGGTACTGCCTGGGATCGACTCGTTCGCACAACAAAGGCGTCTGAGACAGCGTCTGTCGGGAGCGTCAACTTCGCCGCGAATCTGATTCGTCAGATCGTTCGAGAAGAGATCAACAAGACAAAGCTGACCGGCTAATGGCAACGTACCGCTTCCTCCTGTGGGATTTGCTTACCAACACGCCCAAGGCGGAGATTCCGTTTGAAGGTGTACGGTATGGTTACATCCTCAACGATTCTGGTAACTTCTCGGCGAATATCTCAGTTCGTCACCCGAAGGCTACTCAAGACAATTTGGATGAAGGCAAGACGGCAATCTACGTGGAGCGGAACGGTGAAATCGTCTGGGGTGGAGTACTTTGGCAGACGATGGTGAACTCGGGGACGGAATTCTCGACTTGTGTTTGTACAGGTCGAGAACTCTTCTCTCTGTTCCAAGATATCGGTAATCGTGGCCGTTACGTCCGGCATACGCTGGAGTACACAAATCTAGACCAGTTGGCGATTGCTCAAAATCTGATCATTTACGCACAGGATACGACTTTGCACGGAGCCTCTGCCGACTACGATATCGTTACTAATGGTGAGACGTCTGGAGTACTTCGATCTCGGACCTACTATAGTTGGGAGCGTGCGAATATCGGCAAGGCTATTGAGAACCTGGCAGCTCTGGAGAACGGATTCGACTTCTACATTCGCTGCCGCTGGAATGGTACTACAATCAGTCGCGACTTCATTTGTGCGTATCCTGGCGTTCCTTCAGCTAATGCCAACATTGCCTACGAGTGGAAGAAGAATATCCTGCGTTACACCATTCCTACCGACGCACTATCAATGGCCAAAAAGGTGGACGCTATTGGTGCGGGTGAAGGTGACACGATGCTGATTGCCACAGCTGAAGACGGTATGCTTACTACATACCCGATGCGCGAAGCTGACTTCGCCTACAAGGATGTCTCAGACATACAAACGCTGCAGGCGCATGCAAACGCAGATTTGGTTCGAAATAGGCTTCCTGATACGGTTCCTACTCTCGTAGTCAAGCTAGACGACGACGTCCCCGTAGGAAGCGTTATACCGGGCATGAACGCCTCAGTCAAGATCGACGACGGTAAGGTACAAATCGACGACGTCTACAAGATTGTCCAGATGGAAGTCCGAGTCGATGCAGAAGGCCAAGAAGAGATGACCGTTCGATTCAACACCTACGAAGAAGCAACAGCATGAGCAAGAGAGGTATCCTTCCCGAAGAAGCTCTCATTCAACGAATGCAGGCTTTGGAGGAACGAGTTAAGGTCCTGGAACGTGTTGGTAGCCAGGGCGTTACGCTTCAACCAGTCAATTTGGTGCCATTTGCGCCGTCTTGGAGTGGAACGATCGGCAATGGTATCATCACGGCTAAGTACGGGACCTTTGGTGATGACCTTGCATTTCTGTCCTACTTTGTATACTGGGGTAGTACTACTTCGCATGGTCCCTCTGAGGAAATCTTTTTCCGTACTCCTGACGGCATCATCCTTTATGAAGAGTCACCCTACCAGATCTTGACAGCGTCGATTCTGGATAAGTCGGCTAATAAAAGGTATAATGGCAACGCCTACGTCGGGTACTACTACGACGAAGTGTACACTCCTGACGTGACAACGATTGTTCGAATGTCTTTCGGCAACAATGCAAGTTTCGCAACGCCTACCAACCCTCTAACTCTTGCCGTTGGAGACGAACTCTACATTGAGGGCGTTATCAACGCCTATAGCCCTTTGGGTACCTAAGGAGAAAGAATGCTGGCCGGAATTCTGGAGACTACTGCAGGCAAAATCGGAGCTGTAGCCGCCATCATTCTAGGCGTAGGCGTCATCTGGAAACAAGTTATTGGACCTTTTATTCGTGCAATCATTACAATCGCCAACGGCGTCAACATTCTGATCGACATCTCCCAAGAGTTCAGAAACAACGGAGGCGTTACTCTCAAGGATGTCGTAGACGGTATCAAAGAGGACACCGCTGCCGTTAGAACAGAACTAAGCAGCCTTAGGGGCGAGTTCAACGCTCATAGAGTCGAAGACTGGCAGAATTTCGAAGCACTAACAACTCGCCAGGAACGAATCGAGCTTCACGTAACGGATGCTCTTCGTAACCAGGCGAGAGATGTTGAAGCCGGGGTCAGGAGTCGACCTAACCCTCCCGAGGTGCCAGGCTAAGACCCCGGCTTCAACGCTCGAAGGAACCTCTGATCCTTCTGGGTAAAACTAATATACTGCAAAACATGCCGCGTCGCGTCCATCGCGTGCGGCATGTTTGCTGTCCACAGGGCGAGTTGTGCGATCTTGTCGTTTGACCAGAACGCCTTCCCGTATGCAGCCGTTTGTGGCTTCGACTTCGTCTTCGTAACAGAGCAGAACAACTTGATGACACCGATGTACTCGACGGACACGAGTACGAGGTTGTCTCGTTGGCGTGTTCGGTATTCAAAGGATTCGTAGATGATGAGGTCCGGGCGGAGTTCTTTGAGCCATTCGTACAGTTCCTCATGATGCTCTTCCGGACCTAGCTGCATCCTATTCTGGCTCCAGCTGTCTTCATTCAAGTCGAAAACGGCCACGCCCGTGGTCCCTCCCGGATCGAGTCCCACGATTCGCACTAGAGAGTCTCTCCTCATGATCTCAACGGTCTCATAGTGAGTCTAAGCTCTCGCAGTAAGGGTTTACTTTGTGTCTCAACGTAAGTCTCAGCGCTGAGACCCTAGTTAGACTCACGTTGTCAATCGCGCACACTCTCGCTGTTCTTAGCGCGACATAATAAGCAGCAATTGACTACCCGTCAGCAATTTCAGCTTCCAGAGCAGCGATTTCTGCGTTCAATTCGTCCCTCCTAGCAATGAGACGTGCCAACCGACGTCGCTTTGAAGATGTAGTTGTTACATAGACTGCGATGTTGGAGGGATCGAGGTTTGTACGATCACCGTCAATGAATCGGCATCGTTCGTTGTCGGCAAGCTTCCGCCCCAGAGTCTTCTCGGCGATAAGCTTGTGCGTCAGCTCCCAGCCGTCTTCTGTTCGAGTGTAGTGGTAGCCATTAGGCGACCACCTCTCGTCTCCGACTTCGCTACGTTGTCCTCTAGCCATTTATCCTAGGTCTCCCCATGTCGGTCCGATAGCGACGTCTACCGGAAATGGTACATAGTCGGTGAAGGTATCGATGGCCGTTTGCTCCATCACTTCCTTCATTGCATGCGCGACATCCTGCGCGTCCTCTTCAGCGCACTCAACCAGAATGGAGTCGTGAACTGGAATTCTAACGCTGAAGCCCATATTACGTAGGCGAATCAGTGAGGACAAACAGATGTCGCTGGCAATGCTCTGAGGCATAAAGCTCAGACACTCCTTCATGATGTCCTTCTTGTTGTCTCGCGTGATGAGCCAGAATCGCCTGCGCCGACCGAATGGTGTAACTAGGTCCTCGCCGTCCAACACTCTTTGTTGCATTTCCTTACGCCAGACAACGGTCGAAGGGATCGCAGCAAAGAACGTATCTAGATATCGTTGTGCCTCGGCAACGGGGATCTTGAACTCGGCTGCGAGGGACGGGGCCTCTCGACCGTAGGAGAGTCCGAATACGACTGCCTTTGCACGAACTCGCTGTTCCTTGGTCCAACCAGGGCCGTAGAACCGTTCTGCCACTTCTCCGTGTAGGTCTCGGCCTTCAGCAAAGACCTCTCGGAGGTATTCGTCTTGGGCCAACGTAGCGATGACTCGAAGTTCAGCCTGCGCATAGTCCCCTTGTACAAAGACATTTCCAGGCTGAGGGACAAAGAGGCGCCGCGCTTTGGATCCTCGTGGAATGTTCTGCATATTTGGATTTCGACACGATAGCCGGCCGCTAACGGTACCGTGAAGCAGGAATGTTGGGTAGACACGTCCACGATGTACTCGTTGGCGGATACCCTTGACGTACGTGCCATAGAACTTGGCTTCCTCTCTGAATGCCAATAGCGCTGTACTGAATTCGACTTCATGACCTCGATCAATAAGCGCTTTTAGCATCTCCTTATTCGTCGTGGGCACTTTGATACCCTTGTTGGCGAAGTATTGCTCTACTTGCTTCGGCGAGTTCGGGTTGATGGGATGGCCAGCGATCTCAGCAAGTCGAGTCCGAAGCTCTTCCAGCTTGCTTTCACTCTCCTCAGCCACAAGGGGGATCTGCTCGAGATCGACACCAATACCTTCTACCTCCGACTGTTGAAGAGCATCAGAAGCGCGGCATAGGAAGTCGTGCAAATCTCGCAGACCCTCTTCCGCCATCTGCTTATCGTACATTTCCCAAAGATCATACGTCACCGCACAATCGACGGCATTGTATCGGTACAGCAGCTCGCGAGGGGCGTTTGCATAACTTCCTCCTTGTGTCCACGCTTTCATCTCGACATCCCAATCAGGAGTGCCAAAATGCTCTTTAGCCAGATACTTCAAGCCGTGCACACCTCTACGCTCGTCCATCACGTAGGATGCTAACATAGTGTCGCCGTAGAGTCGCGCCCCTGTGGTGTATCGACGAAGGCCCGCGAGATCGAACTTACCGTTATGACAGATTACATTCTTTACGGTAAGTACTCTTCCAAGTTGTTCTCCGACAAGGGGGTCTGAACAAGCAGTCTCACCGATGACGACGACCCGACCTGGAGCATAGCCAATTCCGACACACAGCATCTGATAGTGATCAGGGTGGTCAAATTCGGTGTCCTTCTCGAATCCGACCTCGATGTCAACAGTAATCGGTCCACTTCGATCGAGCAGTTCTGACAATGCTCTAAGTGCTCGATCAGGATCTTCATATGCGACAAAAGTGGGCGGTTCCCATCCGACTTTGATGCCACGACCCGTCAGCTTTCCAAAGTCAGCAACCAACGATGGGAACATGTCCGAGGATCGTAGGCATGCTGCAGGATGAACGGTTGGGATAATGTCCACTCCTTCGTAAGCATCGCTTCGCTTTGGGGGACCTGCGCGGAGGGTAGTGATTCCTTCTTTAGTAGCCAGGACTGCTTGCGACGCGACATTACCCAAGGTGACAATATAACGTCTGTTACCGGCATTGAGTTCCTCCTTCAGTCGAGGATAGCAAGACTGAACAGCCTTAGTTGGAGGGGTTGAACCGTCAGCGGGTCGACACAAGCAGGCGTTCGTGAGAAAGATGTCTTCTCTTCGAAAGCCATAATTCTCAAGTACCATGTCAACCAGACGTCCAGAGGGTCCGATGAACGGAATGCCTCTGGAGACTTCTTGGAGTCCTGGCGCTTCGCCAACGATGGCGATGTCAGCGTCTCGAGGGCCAGCTGACGCGACGTACTTGTTAGCCTCATCATTCAGAGGACATGTCTCGCAGGCGGCTAATGGGTGCTTCCGCCCAATTGAGGAAGATTCCGATGTTGAGCTGGATGTATCCGAGCTGCCTGGCATTGGCGTCCCTTTCGAAGTACGTATTGTCGTGCGGAGTGGCTGTGTAGTCGTCTCTGATGCTTTTGCACTGCAATCCCATCTTGATCGGAGCAGCACTATCGATGCCTCTTACCAGAGGGATGTCCTGCAGCACCGCAGGCTCGCGCGTCCAGGAATGCATTCCCAAACAATGGATAGCTTCGAAGGCTGCGCCCAGATCTAGCCCCTCCGTTACAGCTTCGGCTGCAAGAGCACGATCCCACCTGTGGCGAGCTGCCATGTTTCGCGGTAGGTGGAGTACGCTTACGTGATCCATGTACGCAAAGGCGGCCATAGCCTTGTATCTCTCGTCGAGACTTTCTCCTTGGGCAACAGCTCCGTACTTAAACTGCGGATAGGCTTCGGCATAGCGCGCCCACTGACGAGCCTTACCAATGGTGCCTTCGCAGTCGCCTGCGTAGTCTGGAATCACTACTTCGTCGACACGCATGCGAACTGCCCAGGCCATCAGCTCTTCATCACTGACGAGTGAACCCTCAGCCGCTCCGTTGTCCAGAATCTTGTACCCCTCTACCTGAAGGTAGAAATCCCTGTAGGTTGGGTTGTGCAACAAATGCGCCAGGATTAGGTGATACCCTGTTTGTGGTACCTTGTTCAGCAACGGGACCGGAGAGATCAATGCTACTTGCACGTAGTGCCTCCTCAAATGCACGCATCTTGATGTAGAAGAACGTTGCGTAATTCGCAATATCCGCTAACTCTTCGGCGTACATTGCAAACAAGTTATTCTGAAGGTAGCCCGGACCCTCAGGAGTCTCGTACTCCTTCCCCCTTTCCATTTGTCTCATCCGAATCATTTCGAATTCGGTCGACCACCGTTCGAGGTCCTCTCGCGAAACGTTCAACATTGATGCTCCTCTTCAGGGCGTATCCTTCAGCTAGGTTCAAATTCAAAGCATTGGCCAACTGACACAAGTAAACCAGGATGTCGACAAGCTCCATACAGAGCTCGAGGTGGTGTTCCTTTGTATAAACGGCTTGGTCCCTTATGTCCTTCTTGACCATGTTGGCAAACTCACCAACTTCTCCGGCCAAAGCGATGACCAGATAAGGCACTCCCAGGTCGTCTCGTTCGGGAAACCAATCATCTGTATCGGCCTGTACCTGTCTCTGGATATCGACGATACTATCCATCACTTCCCTCCGATTAGCGAGAGGAATTCCGAACGAGCGTCCTTCATCGGATCGCGAAACACTCCTGTCATCGACGAAGTGACGGTCTTAGCGCCTGGAACCTCAACACCTCGCATAGTCATACAGAGATGTTCAGCTTCCATTACGACGCCTACGCCGAGAGGCTCCAACCGCTCGGTCAGGAAGTCGGCAATGTGGGAGGTCAACTCCTCTTGAACATTCAAGTCACGACTAAAGTACTCTACGGTTCGAGCCAACTTGGAAATACCGCAGATTTTGCCATTGGGAATGTACGCGATATGCGCCACCCCATGGAACGGAAGGATATGATGAGCGCAGAACGTGTAGAATGGAATATTCCTCACGATCACCATCTCATCCACGTCCGATTCAAAAACGGTGAAGTCGAATGACTCAGGCGTCGTCAACTCCGACAACATTTTAGCGAAACGTTCTGGTGTTCGCTTCAAGTGCGAATCGTCACAAAAGTCCTTCATAGGAAACAGCCTGGACAACAACACGAATGCCGCCTCTTCAGCTGACGAATCAAACACCTCGAGCCTCCGGACTCCAGATATACTTGTGGACTTGAACATTAATCTTCCAGGGCAGCTGCCGAGCCAAAGCAAAGTTCATGACCTGTTCTGGCGTAAGATGGCCGAATGCCGCACCAGCCCAGATCTGCGCTCGTACTCCATAATGATACAACCAATCGGTTACATCAGCTGCATGTTCCAGATCCTCCTCGTCTTTACAGACGAACTTGATCGCCTGGTGAGGCCATAGGACTCGACAGTTCGCTTTAACCTTTTGTTCGTAAGCTTCAGTGTTTTCGCCACTTCCTGGAAGCTTCCAGTCCATGACAACATAGACCCTGTGGTCGAAAGCCCAAGTTGGGATTGCCTGACTGCCATTCGTGAAGACATCAATCTTCCAATCACGTGGAAGTGCCTTTACAAATTGTTCTAGTTCTCTACTACGCTGAGCCAGAGGTTCACCCCCAGTTAGGCATACGTGCTTTGGAAATGGATTTACCAGACGAATAAGTTCGTCTGGATCGACGACCTTCCACTGATCTCCATACTTGACGGTGTCGATAGCGAATTCCGTATCGCAAGGCCAGTCAGCACACCTCATGTTGCAGCCGCCAAAGCGAATGAACTGGATAAGGTGTCCTGTATTCGGTCCCTCACCTTGGATACTGGTGTAAAGTTCAACCAACCTCACGTCTCACCTCCGAAACGTAGGCAACGCTTGTAGGCGTCTCCCAAACGGTCACACCTTCCAGCCAAAGGTTGCCTCTCCAGTGATGCTCAATGATCGGCCGAAGCTGGTTAGCAACCCACAGGGCGATGTTCTCGGCTGTTGGAATGAAGTCGACGGTGATGACCTTAAGTGTATGTTCCGGTTCGAGCTGCTGCAGGTTTTGTAGAGCAGCTATGCAAGCAGTGTCGCCTTCGTAGACGATGAATCCGTGATCGAATCGATCGTGAATTTCTTCGGTCATGATCGTCTTCAAATCACCAAAGTCAATCAGCATACCTTCGTCAGGAGCGCCTGGTTCGTCGATAATTTGTCCTCCGCACTCGACAGTCACTACATAGCGATGACCGTGCAAGTTGCGGCACTTAGAGCCATGTCGAGGAACACGGTGCCCAGCGTCGAATTGAATCTCTTTTGAGATCGACACCCTCTGCATTACTTCACCAGACCCGTTGCCATACGCCAGTAGTACTTGTCTACGTAAACAGTAGGATCCTCCACACAGGCGCGGAAGAACGCTTCGGCACGTTCGACACAAGTACCACACCTGCCGCAGTGGTTCTTGCCCCCCTTGTAACACGACCACGTCTGATCGAACGGCACCTTCAACTGCTGACCGATAGTGACGATATCAGCCTTCGACTTGTCTCTGAACGGAAATACCAACGTCGGTGGATCGAAGCCTTCGTTAGCGTGATTCGAAGCGAGCTGCAGGGCTTCGAAGAACGGCGGACGACAATCGGGGTAGACGAAGTGATCGCCAGCGTGCATACCTGCGTACACGTAGTTAGCACCCTGAGCCACTGCGACGCCGATAGCGATCGACAGCATCATCATGTTGCGATTCGGAACGATCGTCCGACGCATGTTCTCTTCAGCGTAGTGGCCCTCAGGCACTTCCTCGTCGCTAGTCAGAGCCGACGATGCAATCAGCTTTGTGATACTCGTCAAGTTGATGAGATTCCAATTACAGTTCAACCTATCAGCCGTCCTGAGTGCGAAGTCCAACTCCTTCTTGTGCTTCTGGCCGTAGTCAAAGGACAAGAGTTGGATCTCCGATCCTGTAAACTGTTCAGCAACGAGATGGCACAGAACAGTACTGTCCAACCCGCCGCTCGTGATAACGACAGCTTCCATCTTTACGCCTCCACGGGGTATAGGTGTTCGGTCTTTCCATTCTTGGTTCGAGAGACAAGGCCTCTCTGTTCCAAGGTTTCGAATACCAAATTCGCCTCTCTAGCTGTCATATGGTACGTTTGCATCAGTTCGGACCGAAGGATTCCGGGCTTCTTTCGAACTGCTGTAAGTACCATCTCTACCTGTCTCTCCTGAGCAGTGAGACCCAGCTTCTGAATGACATCGACTACATGAGGACGCCAGCGTTCGATGTAGTAGAAGGCTCTCTTGATGTCATCGGGTTCGACAACGATCTCGGGTTCACCCTCCTTTTTGACTGCAGCAATGAGTACAGCAATTTTCAGTGCACTCTTCGACATGCGATCGAACGTAGGGGTCATCAACTCACTGCGAGGCAAGTCCAATGCGTTCTGAAGCATTGCCGACTCGTATTCGTTGTACAACGCCCAAGCTCGATCAGTCAGACGAGCATTCCACTTACGTTCACCTTGGGCTACTGTCTTCCCATCCACAGAGACTGATTGGGCTCCGTGGTACGCACGGTAGACAGAACGAAACTTCGCAATGATTTCGTCACGCTTGGCTGTGGACTGCTCTGTCGGAGGGCCCAGAGGCTTCAGCTTCGTGACATCTGATTCTGCTGTCACGAGTAGGAAACGAGGCAAGAAGCCAGATGCTACGTGTTCCGTATTGAGAAGTTCCAAGGTACGTGTTTTGATGCCTCCAGCAAAGAAGATCAAGCAGGGGTCACGTACCTCGAGAATCTCCTTTCGAAGGACGCGCTTCTGGAGACGCCCATCGTACAGCTTAGTCAGAGTCTCCGCCATGCCTGCATAGTAGTCCTTTTTGGACATGGCCTCTAGAAGACCCGTAAACTCGTCCCGAAGAAATACACTAGGACGACCAGGCCGCATACTGAGAGAAGTAAGTAGACCTTCGAGAGAGCCGTCAGTTGCCAGAATGATGTCGCTATCGATTTCAGCCACGACATCAACGGCCAAATCCATTGCGGTCGACTTCCGAGTGAGAGTCGTGTCTGCGAGAATCATGAACCAGAGATTCGGAATCACCAGACCGAAGCTCGTTGGCAGACGAACTGTCCCTGCGAGAAGAGAAGACAGGATGACAAAAGCGCCCACTTCGTGGTACTGCCACGCTGCATCGCCAATCGTTTTGGCCCATTCGATGTACTCCTCGATGATGGTTTGTTCCTGCTGACAGAACAAACGCTCCTCGTCAGTAAGGAGCGGTGTGAGATTGATTGTGACAGGTCCAGTCGGAAGGGCCTTCGCTTTGGCGTCGTAGTTCGACCACGCTCTACAGACATCCTTCCACAGCATGCGTTCGCTGCGGCCGTCTCTGTTGTACTTATTGCACTTCGCTTCTCGTACAACTGCGAAGACTTCCTCCCTGGATAGACCAGCCTCGAACAAATAGTTCTCCAGAACCCAAAGAGACTTCGACCAGTCCGAGGTAGGTGTCTCGCTGAAGAGTGTCCAGACTTGTGGTACGATAAAGGTCCGATGGTCATCGAGAATCTGCTCAGGTGTCTTATTGGGCAGACTCTCTGGAAACGGAATCGTCGAGTACTCGTGGCCCTCAGCTTCGGGATAGACCTCGAAGTCCTCGATGGCTAGGGGAGTCGCGTTCGTTTCCTTGATATCGATCGTCGGAAGAGTTCCGGCTCCTCGATACTTATGATTGAATGAGAAAGGAACACGCAGCAGTTGTGTCAGATCCCAGCCAGACTTGTCAGCACCATCTTCTGCGTGATAGTACGCAATACGACGGCTGACTTCTTCGGCGACAGCAGGTTCAGGAGAAGGCTTTACAATCCAAAGCGCCTGGTACCGATTCGGAGAAGTCTGAACCAGAATCGTTGGCTTCACCAGAAGCTTTTCTGGCGGACAATTATCCAAATCGGCCCAAAGAGTCGGACAAGTAATGACGGTTTCCTTACTACGCTTCGCCCTGCTCAAAAGCTGCGGGCAGTAATACAGATCGTGAGTAACGGCGAACTTGTGTAGGTGTCCGAATAGTTGCTCCCACTGATTCGGGAGCAAAAAGAAGTCTTCCTCGAACGTCCTGGTTCCAGGCATACGTCGAGCAATACAAACGTACCCCTTGTGCTCGCCGAAAATGATTCTGAAGAACTGTTCTCGGCGTTGCTTGGACAATGTGCCCCTTTACGATACGATTGAGAGAGGAAGTAGAGGGCGCCGTCGGACTTTACTCGGAAGCTCCGACTACTACACGAGGAGGTGCGTTCCAGCGAAAGGACCCACAAACTCTGGACGCAGCTACCGGCGCCCTCTACGACCAGCTGTACTACGGCAACATACTCATGTCGGCGAGGTCTTCGTCGGTGACGCGCCTGACACGCTGTACGTCATTCGACTCATCGTAGTCGCCCGAAGCCGGACGCACCTTGACCTTCACCTTCACATCGCAACCGATCAGGTCGTCGAATTCGAACTCCACTTCGCCCATGAGGTCCGACTCCTCGAACCGACCGCTCGCCAGTAGTACTTCTCGGAGGCGGCCAAGACCACGCTCGACGCCGTCAGAGTCCGGTACCAGAACGTTGTTCATGAAGAACTTCCGCCCCTGGTACTCGCCTTCCTGAACCGTGAACTCCCACTTGACCATAGGCGAACCTGGCTTCTTGGAATTGGGACCCGTAACAGTTGCCTCGCCGCCGGTGATCTTGCAGATATACGTACCTGCAGGGACGGCAGAGAAGCCTGAATCGCTGGCGCCAGAAAGGTTAATTCGCATCTTCTGTTTCTCCTTGTGCCTTGTTGAACACGAGATCGTGGATGATCTGCATGTTTGGGTTTTCCACGACAGCAGGAAGTCGACCGGAACGATCCTTAGCAATCTGCGTGTCTGTGGGAGTCGTCAGCAAGAGACGTCGAAGTTCGTCGCCGAATCGCTTGAGGTACAAGTACCCCACGATGTCGACGAAGCCTGCAACCTCACCTGCCAACTGCCCAGAAAGACCAGGACGAGTCTTGTCGAGATTCGTCCTTACATCTCTCTGAGTTCTTGCCAATGCCGTGAAGATCGTATTGCACGGCAAGTCTCGAAACGCGCGAACGAGGCGGCGGATCTGCTCTGTATTTTTGCCCCACTCACGCATTCCGGGAACATCGGGGTCACGCGAGCTGTCCTGTTGAACTAGCTGGCGCATGATGATGTACATACTGAACTTCTGAATTTCAGTCAGAGAGTCCAATACAACAGTTTGATACGTCATCTCGTTGTAGAGAGCATCGTACAACCTTTGCATGTCGTTCCAACTCTTGATACGAACGACATCAATGTCAGGATAACGCTCTGACAGGGAGAAGGTACCGCCTTCTACGTCGATGAAGAGTACTGGAGACAGTTCGGGTACAGCTGCGGCCGAGCCTGCAAGAACAGTCTTACCTACACCAGGTTCGCCGTATACCAGCATATTGATATACTCGACAGACTCTGTCACGGGACGAACCTGTAGGCCTCCTAGTGACTTCGATGTCAAGACCGTCAAATCAGAAGCGGGCGGTTCCAGTGTCTCTGTCATCGTCTCTCTTTCGGTAGTATTGATTCAAAATGAATTCAACATCCTGCCCATCAGCATGAGCCAAACACGGCGCCTTGTAAGCGCAGCCCATACAGTTAAAGGGTCCCGCGTTACGGTAGATTGCGGGATTACCAAGCATGTCCATCGCTTCCAAACAAATTGCACGTTCCAGGTTGGCGATTTCTGTAGTAGAACGATGAATCTGCACTCGTCTGTTGAAGCGATCAGGCTGTGCTCGAAGAAAGTTTAGGAAGTCAGCATACGGCTCTAGAGGCTCACCTGCCTCTTCGAGTGTACGACGGTATACCTCGTACGTCGTTCGTTGCTGCTTGTTCTTGGAAAAGCCTCCACCTTGCAAGGCAACAGGAGGCTTGGGATAGTCCTTCAAGAGTTGGTTGTAAACGACACCAGCGATATTGAGCCCGAGCTTTTCCCTAAGAGCCCAAATATAAGAACCGCCTTGGTCATCCATCTCCAACCACTCAGTACTACCCATTTGTCCGACAGTCTTGTGGTCCCAAATCCAGTATCGGTGAGGAGGCAGCAGCTCTCGGACAATCAAGTCGACGCGTCCTTGATAGACGACAGGAACCCATTGGTTGTCCTGCCAAATGACTAACTCGTGCCTCTGTGCTTCCTTTACCCACAGGGCGTCGAAGGGCAGTTTCACCTTCGGAAGCACGTCGTCAGGGATAACAATGGGCACCTCGAACTCGATCTCGGTCAGTACAGGCTCGATGACCTTATCGTGTTCGGGTGCCCATGCAAAGTAGTTTCGAAGCATACCAGTGCCGAGAGTTACTCGATTCTGGAACTCTACGTCCTTCTCATAAACTAGGTCGTCCTGGTCCGTAGCAGCAAGGTGTCGGGCCTTCTGCTCGTTGCAAACCTCAATGAATCGACCAATCGCAGCAGCTTCTACGGCGGCACGAGGTGTACGCCAGAGTTGCGGATCGTAGTAGACCTCTAGGGCAGCATGGATAGCCGTACCAAACTCCAAAGGTACTGGAGCTACAATAGGCTCGTAGTTCATACGAAGCTTCGAACTGAAGTCCCAGCGCATGCGGCATCCTTTGAAGATACCCCGATCGCTAGTTCTAATGATTGGTTTGGCCTGCAAGACGACTAGTCTCCCCAAAAGCGACGTGCTACTGTCTATTATATAGCATCCTCACGGACCTCGCAACGGGGCCATTAGGGCGAGCAATCTAGTGCTTGACAAACGACCTCAAAGGTTGTAGTCGTCGTCGCCTCAACCCCTGCGGGAGGCGCTTCGGGTCCGCATCCTCCTAGGGTCAGACTACTGAGCGATAGTACGAACACGCACAATGCAAGCCTCATTGCACTCTTCTCCGTATTTGTGTTCGTGGAGATGAACCTTGATCCCCTCCTCTCCAACTCGATCAAGGTCCATCTCGGCCTTACGTTCCATCTCTGCGCCGTTGTAGCCGGCCTTGTAGTAGTGACTGACTCTCACTTATCCTCCCCAGGGCCGAGTACCTTTACCATTGAACAAAACACGTGCTGCACGAATGTTACAATGAGCATCGAAGACGCCATCCCAGCCACACACGTCTCGAACGAGTTGTGAGTGAAGTGGCATCATAAGTTGGAAAATGCCAGAAGCTCCTGATCGATTGTAAGCATCGGGCCGACAACGCGATTCACGGATTGCTGTGTCGACTGCCCAACGCTCGTAACCTGTATTAGCCCATTCAGCCATGATCTGAGCTGCATATTCGCACTGATCGCCTCTATAGGTATCAGGTGCGTTTAGAATCGTCGGCCCGCAAGCGACTAGTGTACTCGCTAAACCAACAACGGCAATTCCAACTTTAAACTTACGCACAAGGATTCTCCCTTGTAGGCAATAAGGACATGCTGCATTTGAGTCCTGCAGCATAGGACTTCGAGTTATTATATTGCTTCTATTAGGGTGAACTCAAGGAGCTACTTTGACTCCTTCAGGGCTAGCGCAGCGCGTACCTGCTGTTTCAAAGACTGTGGATACGGATGAATTGGATCAACAATGGTCATCCAGTTGTCGACACGAGTTAGAGCCTTTTCGAGTTGACCGACTCGTGCGCGAAGGTTGACGATCTCCGCGACCATGAAGTCGAACACGTCAACATGAGCTCCATATTCACCCCAGACGCTTACGATGTCGGCTCGCAGTGTGTGCTCATTGAAGCCTTCGACGTCGTTCATTGGTTTACCCCCTTCTCTTTAGAGCCTCTTCGTCGTGCTGCCAGGTGCTACTCATCGGTCGGCCTTTGCAGCACGAATCGCAAAGAGGTCCTTGCGGCTACAGAAAGAGTTGTGACCGTCTTCGGCCACGTACATCTCGAACGGGTGAGGTACAGCCTCGATCCCGAACGCGTCGATGACAGCAGCAGCACCAAGGCGATACTGGTTCTGTGCCCACTCGGTTAGGGCATCCCACGGCCACTCATCCAGGGCGCAGAGCGCACGGGCTCCCCGCTCGATCAGCTGGTCACGCGTCTCGTCGTCCATGACGCTCCTCTCCACGATCATGCTGCGATCATCCGGGCGAGCACGCCCGGCGGGTCGATGGCCGCAATGGGACGGTCGACCGGCACCAGCCCAAGAGTGCCCACGCTTCGGTCAGCGTGAGATGCCGGTGCTGCATCAGCCGCTTGACAATCGTCCAGTCGTTCATGTCTCCTCCTACCTCCTGACGATCATGCTGCGATCATCTGGGCGAGCAGGCCCGGCGGGTCAATGGCTGCCCATGCGTGCTTCATGGCGGTGGGGGCAGCCCAAGCAGCGGCGTTCGCAGCGGCGATGGTCAGAGCGCCGTAGCGCTCCGGGGCGACGTCCCCAGCGGGATCGATGTAGAGGGTGTTGGCGGCGTGGGTGGCGGCGTATCCAGCGTTGCGTGCGCCGGCGGTCCAACTGGCGGTAGCGGCGATCTGTGCGGCGGTGATGGTGCGTTCCTCGCACATGGCACGCCACTCAGCACCGCACCCGCCGTTGTCAGCGATGCGCTGTAGGGACGGCAGCGTGACGGTCCACATGTGGTCGAGTAGCACGTCGAGACGGGCACGCTCCCGGCTGTCGTTCCGTCCGGTCGCAGCAGCCGCAGGGAGCAGGGACCGCCACGCGGTGCTGTTGCGGATCTCGGCGGGCATCGCATCCTGCACGACCGCGATCCAGTGGCCGACCACGAGGCTCATGCCGTCCGGCACCCGGTCGCTCAGGACGCCGAACAGCGCGAGGTTGATCGCCTCCAGCGAGTTCGGCTCATCAACGGTGCCGAGGCCCACGCTCAACCGTGGATGCGCGGCCAAGAACTTCTCGACCTGGCGGGCGATGACAGCGGGATCACTCATCGGTCGGGCCTCCGCAGAGTGCGGCGTCGATCGCGGCCAGGTCGGCGCATGCCCGCCGTGCGCGCTCCGGGTAGCCCGCGGGCAGTCATCACGCTGCACCCCCGGTAGCGCACGGCATCCACGAGCCAACGACACGCGCCTCGATCCGGTGCGGCGCGTAGTCCGGGTATTCCTCGTCCATCTCCTTCGCGGTCTCGTGCGCCACGTACCACTCGCTCAGCAGGCGGCCGGCGAGATCCTCGGTGTACGTGGCACCTCCGTTGTCCACGATACGGTATTCGGTTGCGAACTGCTCACTCATTAGTTGTATCCTTTCATTTCCGTAGCCGTCAGAGATACGGACCCAACGACTGCCATTCCAGACGTGGACCATCCCGGCGAGGGATGAGTCGTTACGTATGACGAAGATCCCTTGTTCCCTCATACGTCCCCTAGGATTTGCTTGATCCAACTCCACTTCATTTCGATTTTCTGCTTTCGACCCAGGTCTACCGTATCACGAGCCATAATATCGATGACCGACACAGTATCTTTCTGTCCATGACGGTGAAGGCGGTCTTCTGCTTGTTGATTGAGTGCTGGAGACCAGGCACGATCAAGGAAGACTACTGTGTTAGCTGCCCACAGATCGACGCCTACGCCTCCAGCCGTAATTGTTCCAACGAAAACTCTGACTTCACCAGTTTGGAACTTTCGAATGTTATTCGATCGGACGTCAGGTGGAACGTCTCCTGTAAGGAGAACGTAGGAGATGTTCTCCTTCGTAAGCCTCTCGGCTACTAGGTTGACCAGTTGCTTGAATTGGGTGAAAACGACTACTTGCTCCCCTTCGTACTCTTCCAAGAGCTGCATTAGTGCATCGATCTTAGAAGACGGCTCAGCCAATCTCACTTCATGATTATCATTAATGGTAGCAGAGGCTACTGCGAACTGCTGCAAACGCATCAATTGAGCAATTACCACAGGGGCTACTAGCGGTTTGTCCTGATTCTGTCCGACCCAGGTGATCATGTCTCGACGCATCTCGTTGTATGCCTTACGCTGTACCGGACTGAGATCCACCCAGATCGGCGGCAAGTAGACCTTGTCAGGAAGCTGAGGCATCACACCTTCTGGATGATGCGCACAACAGCGACCCTTCTTGAGGTGTCTCACATAGAACGGAGCAATCCTAGTCTGCAAGTGCTCTACGTTCTTTGGCCCTATGACCTTGTGGAACTGTTGGGGGTAGACGATCTCGTAGTCGACGTAGTCCCTGTAGAATCGCCAGTATGAAGCGAAGTCCTGGGGATAGAGCCAGTTCAGAACTGACCAGAGTTCGTCAGGACGATTGATAGCAGGCGTACCCGACATAGCTGTCTTGTATTTTGTCTTAATCCGCTTGAAGGCTTGGGTCTGTTGAGCCTTACGATTCTTGATCCTGTGGCACTCATCAGCGATCACGTGGAACCAATACATATCCTTCATCTGCGGAACGAGCAGACGGAGAGCCTCGTAATGCATTACGAAGTAACCGCCTCGTTCGTCGTTTAGAAACTGTTTGAACGCCCGATCACGATTCTTCGGATCAATTACGTAGACGGGAAGGTCAGTAAGCTCCTCCAGATGACGAGGCCAAACGTTCATGGTCACGACCAAAGGGGAAACTACCACTAAGGTGCGCTTCGCAGGACGCCATTGGACGTCCTCTACGCGAAGCCGCAAGTCCCTAGCAATAGCTTCGTAGGTCTTACCTGTGCCCATTTCGTTTCCAATTAGGGCGCCTGTCTGGCCTGCGAGCTTCTCGACATCCTCCGCTTGAAAAGGGAAGAGTTCGAACTTCATCATGGCCTCAGATCGGTTCGACATAGGGAGCCCAGCACAAGGAACTCACGTCCTCACCAAGCCAGCTCAAGAGTTCGTACCAGGTGTACGCCTTAGGCGACTTCGGACCTGTGGTGTACCACCTGCCGTTGCTCTTGATAGCGGCGTAGATGTACGACTTGTTTGAGTAGGAGTAGTGCTTGGTAAAGGTGATTACCGCACCGTTGTCAAAGTCATCTTGAGGTAGAGCCAGCAACCTCTCCTTCTCGGCCTCCAATTCCTGAATGCGCCTTTCGATGTTACTGATACGATCCACGTCTCCAACCCTGACCTCTGGAACCCAGCCCGTTCCCTGCACATGAATGCAGGGAACGAGTTCTCCAATGGGCACTTGCTTGTAACGGAATCGGTCCATACCGTTCCACGTTACTGCGGCCTTTGTCTTTCCGTCACGGTAACCCTTGAAGATTCCTACGGCACGAGTCTTCGTACTCATGACGTAGTCACCGATGTTGAACTGTCTCAAATGTATTGCCCCCCTTGAGACTCGTCGTCGTCCGAGTTCTTTTCCCGAACGTGAACGGAGATGTTAGCCATCATCTGGCCGTAGGCGTTCTGTACCGGAATCGCATTCATGTCGTAGTCGTACTCGTAGGGAATCGGTCGCTTCTGGTCGTCTACGTAGTGACGTCTAGCTACCCTTTCGATAGCCTTAGATACGTCACTAGCGGTTGATGACAAAGGCATAGCAAGTTGGAAGTACAAGTCCTTTGCCATTTACAGGTCCTTCGGATCAGAAGCGGTGTGGAACAACTCAACGGTTGTGCTTTCGAGGTAATGTTGGTACTCGACGATCAAACTGACCAGACTATCTGCAACTTCAGGACTAGCCTGCGTAAGCTCGATACCAGTCAGTCCTCGACCGTCTTCCTCCAACATCGGACGAAGGCACTCAAAGATCGCCTGAGGCGTTCCATTCGTAGCATCGAAGATGAGAGTAATCCTTGTCACTCTAGGGGCTCCTCCTGAATTTGACCGTTACATGCCGCACACAGCGTCTCTCTCCACCAAGTTCCTTTGTAGAGGAAATACCGTCGTCTTGTCTTGCCGAATTTTCGGCACTGAGAACAGAACAAGCCCTTTTCAGGTTCGTATTCGCTGATAGGCTTATACTCACTTCCGACGTGTTTCCTTTTTCGTCTGTAGAGCTTCATTCGCGGAGGCAACATCCACGACTCGTCTGCCACAGATACACGACTCCGTCTCGATTACGCCATTACGAATGTAGTAGTACACGAGCTGAGGTGTCATACCCTTGAGTCTTGCATACTCCCTAGGGGAAAGCTTCGTAGCACCTTCCAGCTCGAACTTATCGAACTCATCGAACAAGTCATCGATCGGCATCAGCGTACGATGTTTCCTGCAAGATCGAGCTGCCCACCACGCTTCAACGCGTTGATGTAGTTGTCGACTTGTACTTGCTTCCACTCTTCGCAATGCTTACAAAGCTGTTCGTGTTCGAGCCAGTCGTTCAACCTGTCAAGCTTTGTCTTTGTCGACGTACCCTTCAACGAGATACGAAATGCTTGCCAGACATCACAGTCAATAGCAGTCATGATCTCCGCCTTCGTCAAGTGCTGTACGTCATGTTCCCAGCGCATCTTGCCTCCTGTATGAAATCTCGTCGATATGGCGACAATGCTTACGATACTTCCAGCCTTCGCACGTACAACGCACGCCATTTGTATCTACTACCACGGTGTGTACTAAGCCTGGACGACTTTTCGACGCAAACGTGTACACACCCGCTTCGCTTGGTTCATCGGCAACGTTGTACGTCGGCATCTTCCCTCCCAAGCATTGAGCCTATCGCAGCTTCTCCTTCTATTATCTAGAGGAAGTATACGCCAAAGCACGGTCCAAAGCACGCGCGTTCTCGCTGAGCGAGCCACGTTTGACAACGTATGTCTAACTCGAGTCTCTGCATTGAGACTTGGGTAGAGACTTATATCAATCCTTCTAACGTGCTAGGTTAGACTTCGTGAGAGACATCCTTAGACTCACGTAGTAACTCCGCGCGTTCGTTCTGCGTAAGCCCACCCCAAATTCCCGCTTCCTGAGTCATGCCATAGGTACGACAGGGGATCTTCACAGGACACTTGGCGCACACTGATTTCACATACAGAAGGTCACTAACCTTCATGCGCATAGTCGGAAACCAGAGTTCTGACCTGGAATCTTTTGCACATAGACCATCGCGTGCGAGGAGATCCAGGAGGCCTTTCTCATCGGATCCCAGGAGGTCTTTCGGCTCCAAGTTCCTGCTCTCCTAGAGTCTGTTCGATATAACGCCTCGCAGCTGCCTCTTGATCTGCAGAGAGATCCGGATACTGCTTCGGTCCGGCCTTGCGTTCCGGAATCGAACCATCCTTAAGGACCTGCACGATCCAAGTTGTATTGTACCACGTACAGCGTTCGTTCTCGCAACGCAGCGTATGCACCATACCGCCATTCCCACCAGGGTGAATAGCAATTTGATTGCCAGGCTGTCCGCACTTAGGGCAACGCCGAGCCTCTTCCCAGCTAGCCACCGACGGACCTCCTGAACCTCTCCAACTCCGTCACACGACGATTCAGATCACGAAGCTGCTGCTCGATGGTATCTAGGCGGTCATCCGTCTTCGTCTTGGTGACGAAGTCAGCGCGACTACTCTGAAACAGAACGAGTGAAGGTTCCTGCACCAAGAGCCACTGTGATGGCGTACTACCACCACCACGACGTAGCTGTCGGATGCAATCCATGCGAAGTAGCGCTCTGCGGATATAGGTATAGTACGGCGTTGGCATCCCCAGCTTCTGAACGAGTTTCGTAAGGAAGCCTTCGTACACTAGTAAGGTGGTGCCATCTTGGTATTGCTCTTCTGCTTCCTTCATCATTGCCTTGTACAGCTCTTCACAGTGCTGCAACAATGCAGGTTCAGCTAGCAAACCGTCGGCATCGGCCGCCATGTTTCTCCCTTCACGTAAGCATAAAGCTTCTCACGAATGGTGATAGCCATACCGTGCCTACTATGCATCCCACTGACAAAGGATAGCAGTTCCTCAACAGAACTAGCAGGCGTCTCGACGAGGCTGTTCGTTGTAGCCTCTTCGTACCCGTCGATCCAGAAGTCTAGGATGTCGACCAGATACTGAGCCTCTTCGGTACTCAAGTCCAACTTACGTTCCTCCCTAGAGTGTCGCTATACTTTATTATACAGGAACCAGATGGACCACTCAACGGTATTCAGGTGACCCTAAAAAGAGGACCCTCCTGACGCTGCACCCGTCAGGAGGGTCCGATGTGTCGTGCGCGTCCTTGTCGGGGTCGCCGGCTAAAACAAGGCGCAGCTGCTACGACACGACTTAGTGGATGCGGAGGCTTTGACACCTCCGCATCCTGGCTCGCTGCGGTACTAGGCCTTGGCGGCCTCCTCCTTGGCAGCCTTCTTCGCAGCCTTCTCCGCCTCCTTGTGCTGGAGGAACGAGAGACCCTCCTCCAGCGGGATGACGATACGAGGCTTCGTACCCTCGCCCCGGTCCTTCTGTGGGAAGCCCTTCATGTTCTTGAGGTACCCGTAGACGATCTGCGGGCGGACCTCAGAACCGCGAACCTCGCTGAGACGCTTGGCGAACTCAACGGGGGCGACGAAGCCCTCCTCAACCGGAGTCTTGGTGCTCTCCTTGGTGGCCTTCGCCTTCTGCTTGGGGGTCTCCTCGACCGTCTCGGTGACGTCAGCCGCAGGAGCCTCGTTGATACGTGCCATAGTATTTCCCTCCCTCTATGGGTTGGTGGTTTGATGTTGCTTTTGATTATAGAGCATCCCTTGGGAACACTCACGTTTAGACAACTGGATTTTTTTAGCGCGTAGTCCCTCCTTCAGACTCTACATACAGATGAAGACGTACGACGTATCGATGGACGAGTCTACTTAATGGCCAGCATCCGAAAACCATGACGGCAATGCCAATTGGGATCGTCACGATGGGGATGCAAAGCAACAAGCCTAAGAACACAAACGGAACTGCGTATACGAACGTTACACTTGCCAGCAACGTATACCAGAAGCCGTTCGGTTTCTTAACCGGCTTGATGAGATCCTGCCTACCTCCAGCCTCTAGGACCCTATTGCGAAGGTGAGCAGGCAGAGCATCAAGTAGCTCGTCAAACTCTTCACCCTGCACTCTTGTCCACTACTTACTCCTCCTCTGGTTCGTATTGTGGCTTGAAGAAATCATCGACAATGGCCTTAGCTTCTTCCTGCGTCATCTCGTAGTCCGAGATCACGATGCTGAAGAAAGGTCCACTCTTGACTACTGGTCCCTGACGAGGATGCCACGCCATCATATGAGGGTAGCCAGGATCTGTGAAGTACAATCTCGGCGGCACATGCGGACCATGTTCTTCTACCCACAGGTCGATGAGCTGGTTGCACAAGCGGGAGACTTCTTGGAAGTCAAGCCACTCTTGGCCGGCAACTTTCCAGTAGACAACTGCTTCGTTACCCATTGACGCTGAGGTTGATGTTCTTCACCGCGCCTTCCAGGATCGCCTTCACGTCACCTTGAACCCGTCGTACGTATTCCCGATCCTCGTCGTAGAACTGCTGCCATTGGTCCGTGTCGGGCATGGGTGCCAGGTGGCCGAGGTTCGCCTTAGAGGCAATAGCCGCCATCCCAGCTGCGAACACCTCAGCGCTGTCGATCCAGTTATCGACCAGAGCAGACAATATAGCCATACGTCTGCAAGCCTGATCAATGCCGTCGGGTCCGCCTTCCTGGATTATCTTGACGGTGTTCTTGAACTCCTCCACCAGTACGTTGGCCGAATCACTTACGGCCTTTCTCATCTTGAATAGACATTCTTCGGTTCGCATGTCTGGGTTCCTTTCTGCTGTGTCCCAGGAGGGAGGTCACCTCTCTATAGTGGAGGTGACCTCCTTCTTGGGACACACCATTAGCTGGTGTGTCCCCCTGATCTGCTTTGCGGCAGATCAGGCGTTGTTGGCCTCGCCGGCGAGTTCCGCCTCGATCTTCGCCTTCCGCTTCTCCTCCCGCTCGGCCTTGTCGGTGAAGTACTTCGCGGTGAACTCCACCGCCGCCTCTACCGTCAGCACGCGCTTCTGGGTGTCCGCGGTGACCGTGCTAGCGATCCGCCCGTCACGGATGTACCCGTAGATCATTTGGGGGCGGACGCCGAGAGCCTCTGCGAAGGGGATAGGAGTGACGAACCCAGTGGTCAGCTGCTGACGCAGCCGGTCCGAGCCCTTCTCCTCCAGGTACGTCCTGGCCTGCTTGAGGTCCATGGTGGTCCTTTCGTTGATTGATTAGTTGGTTGGTTGGTGAGTCATAGGACTCCAAGACGGCTCTTCTACGAGAGCCGTCTTGGAGTCCTACACCTCGTAGTGTAGGACTCGTCCCTCACTACTCGAAAGACCTGAACAGAATCCTCCTGCAGCAGGGCGAGATCGCCTCCCCGACGATTCGTCCTTGGTTCCGTTCGATCATTGCGTCGATACGGTCCTGCATCAACCAGGTCAGTTCGAGCAGCTCCTCCGTGGTGTAGTGATCCAACGCCTTGCTGATACCTTCTACCCTCTTAGGCTTCATCATCAGCTGCCGGAGGTAGCGTCTGCAACCGTGACCACGATGGTCTGCGGAATCGTACCGTCGAGGCGGCTCTTGGGCACGTACAGCGTCTCCTTGCGGCCGTCGATTTCCGCCGTGTAACGCACCGTACCAGGAGTCTCCTTTTCGAAGTACAGTTCGTAGGAATATTTCATTGCAGTTGTGTCCTTTCCTTTGAAGGTTGTCTGCTACTTATTATAGCGCAGACTCATGGCACAAGCAAGGGTTGGACACCCTCACCCGTACGGTTTGGTACCCTTCAGTGAAGGGTACCGCACCCTGCGGGCGACAGGTTAGACGTTGTCAGCGTTGTTCTTAGCCATGCGTGCCGTGTACTGCTTGGCCTTCTTCTCGACACGGCGGCGCTGCTTGGGCGTCAGCGCAGCCGTAGGGCTACCGTTCTGAGCCTTGTAGTTGGCAACGCGCTTATGGTCCTTCTCACCCATAATCAACAACATGTAGCTGGAACCTCCGTCCGTCGAAGCAGCACTAGTGTTGCGCTGCTATTTTGATTATATAGCGGAAGCTTGGGACCAATCACGGTTCTTACCCGAGAAATCCTTAATCCCCTCGGTAGCCGAACATGTGCCCGTAGTACTTCTCCGCCAGCTCGTATTCGAACTCCGAGCACACACCCTGAGCCAGAGCGGACTTCCAGTACGATTGAGGCGAACCGTAGTTGAAGTCGTTCGCAGCGTACTCACGTGCCCACGTCGTCACCTTACGCTTGGCAGAGCTGAACACCAGGGACTCTGAAGGAGTCAGCATTGTATCACCTCCCCTCACATGACTGCTTTGGTTTTTCAGCAAGACGGCCGCACGGACCCCAGGAATCTTGCCACAGGGTGAGGCGGGCTGTACTGTAACGGAAACTCGTTAGTGTTAGTTAGTGCAAGCGTGGTTGGCACCTGTGTTGTTGTTGTTGTTATGGTTGACGCCTGTAGCACCGATGGCAACGCCCAACAAGAGCATTGCACTGAGTACAAGTCCTTTCTTGAATTCTTGACTGGTAAAAGGCATTCGTTTAGCCCTCCTTGTTGTTGTTGTAGTAGTACCCACTAGGCAGCACCTCCTAAGTAGGAGGTGCTGCGAACTGAGTGCTACACGTGGTACCTGGTATACGCTTCTGCAGCCTTGATCAGCGTCAGCATGAGGTTCGCTGGCAGGTCGTCACTCATGTCCGTGCTGGCTTGCAGTTCTTCGAGGGTGTCAAGCAGCTGCTTGAGCAGTTGCACCCTGTACGCCGGTTGCTTGCGTTCGTACGCCAGCCGCATCTCGACCTCCTTGACGTGATCGTCGAGACGGCGACGCAGCGGTGTGTTGGGGGTTTCGTTGTTGCGGAGGGACGTCAGATATGTAAGCTGACGCTTGAGTTCCTCCACCCCCATGCCGTCGTAGTTCATGCTTCTCCTTGTTGTGGTTGTGTTGCTTGGCAGCTTTTGTGGACGTACTGGTAGAAGCCCTTAACAGGGGGTAGCCCTAGCTCGCCCAACACCTTTGTTACGAGAGGGTCTTCGAAGTCAACGTACTCCTTGACCATCTCGTCTTGGCGGTCGTCCTTGTCACACACCGCGCAGCTACCGTAGTAGCCATGCGGCGTGTTGACACGGATCATGGTTGGGTTGTCGTTGTTGTCGTGCATTACCAACCCATCCTGATGCGCTGCTTGATCTCCTCATCTGTCAGACGAGGACCGAAGATTGGGTTGTTTGGGCTGGTGCGAATCACTCTCAGTGACTGCTTTGCGATTTGGTTGGCCCGATACTGACTGGTGTGAGGCTTCCACCGAGGCGACATCCTGCCTCGGTCGACTGCCGTGATTCCCCAGTTGAAGCCGTTAGCATCGCCTGGCACCGCCAGCCCGCGCTTCTTGCGTGTTGGTGTTGGTGTTGGTGTTTTGTTGTTGTGTGAGTTTGAGTATGATGTGTTTGCCACTTCACACCTCCTAAGTAGTATAGCGGCTGATGATTATATTATAATGGAGCAGTATATGCCAAAGCACGATCCGAAGGGTGTGCCTTTGAGGAGGATTGTGTGTTACTGGTATAATCAGAAGGTAGACATAGTAATACATGAGGGCACTTTTCGCCGTTACTAGTATAACGCATGCCTAGCTTGCTCAAAGCAAAGGTCCAGAATGTTTTGGCGGCGTCTGTTTCTGGTTGAAAAACCCCGCTTAGAGTCTAGTTAGACTTTCTCGTGCCGGGCGGTTGTATAATTACGTAACACTTTGCCATTGAGATAAATATGCATGATATATAATACTATAAGGATACAGTAACGTCAGTATAACTCTTTATTTTTCAACGGGGTCCGCGCGTGCCTGTTGTTACGTTATATCTCGCGCAGCTTTTTCTCACAGCCTCAAGAGCCTCAATTTCACCCTTATAACCCACTCGTTACCAGTATATTACCACAACCGCCAAGCAGTCTCACCCTGTAGTACGAGACTCGGGTGCCAGATGGTCTTAAGCCGGCCGGAAGGCCTAGGAAGGGCTCACATGCCTGCAGACAGTTACCGTCAAGCGGCATTTGGGCCTCTTGGCTGCCAGGTCCGAAGGGCCAGTGGAGCCTCGCTACCGCTAGGGCCCTGTGGAGAGCATAAACATGAGGCCGGCGTCTGGCCGGAAGGCCTAACTGGCACTCACATGCGGGCATGCACTCACATGCGGGCATGCACTTTCGGGCCGGCGGGCATGCGGGCCGGCGGGCTGGCGGTGCCAGGCGATGCATGAAAAAAAGGCAGGTAGGGTTCTGCCCTACCCGGAGGAACGCTGGGCGCA